ACCCAAACAACACGCAATTCGCCAACTTCAACTTCTGCCTTGTGGGGAACATTTATTTTCCATCCTCTGGAAATTACACGCTGGTGCTCACGAACAAGGACGATCTGATCTGGGGTATCGGCGGTGGAGTCTCTTTAGTCTCGGCAACTGAATCAGGCAGCGGCGAAGGAAGCGGTGTAGGACTCTCAAGTTCCGGTCAGACGATCACCGTTGTGGGCGGGTATCCACTTCTTCCGCGAGACAACTACACCAGCGGCAGCGATGATGACTACGCGCAGACGACGGTGGTCATTTCGGTTCCTTCGGCGGGGATCTATCCGATTGAGATCGACTACGACTACTGGTATCGCGCAGAACGCATCCTGCTCTTGGAGTGCTCCGCGACCGCCGGCGGGTCGGCGACGATCATTCCGCCGCTTCCAGCGAGCGTGCGGCAGGAGACGCAGTACCGCTACGTCTACAGGTCATCGGCTACCGGGGCGCTGTCCAATCCGTCGCCTGAATCCGCGGCCGAGACGGTGCCAGTCACGGCGAACACGGTGACTTCCTACTGGTCCGATGACCCGCAGGTCGATGTGGTGGATTACTACCGCGTGGACTCGACGACAGAGGATTTCACCTACGTCGCCACAGGCCCGAATGACAACCCTGGGGCCGGGGGAACAAACACGCCGATTACCGACTCGCTGACTGACACGGATCTGGGAACGCAGTTGATCGAGTACGACAACTTCGAGCCCTTCCCCTCGATCGATCTCCCGCAGAAAGGCATCCTGAATTCTTCCGGTGGAGTGTTGACGTGGGTTTCAGGCGGAGCGATCGGCGGGTCGCAGACGGGCTTCAATGTGCGCTGGCTGGCGGGAACGGTTATCCTCATCGGTTCCCCCACGTCTCTCGATTACACTTTGATTGCACGTCCGACTTCGACTTCGAGCATGACGATTCCGGGGGTTCCCGATGGCACAAATCTGGCGTATCAAATTGCCGAGCCTATATTGGCCGCCCAGCCCTTGCCCTACCTCTTCGGGCCGACGGATAACATCAACTTCTGCTTTGGTGTCGGTGATCCGCTCCGTCCGGGAACGTTCTATTGGTGCAAGGGTTCAAACCTCGATTCGGCTCCAGATACCAACCAACTCGACGTTACCGACCCGTCAGAACCTCTCGTAAACGGAGCTATGTCGGGCGGTATCGGAGTTCTGGGTTCGATCAGGCGGTGGTGGATCATCACGCCGAACTTCTTCAACGCCCTTGCGACCGCGACTGGAACTTCAGGGTCAACGTGGACTCTTCGCGCAACGTCGATCAGCAGAGGGCTTTTCATTCCCCGCTGCTTGGCTGTCACGGGATCGGGAGGATTCTACTTCCGCGTCGATGATGGGATTCACTACTCGCAGGGCGGACAGGGATCGAAGTCGATCACTGACGAAACGCTGTACCCGCTGTTCTCGCACGAAGGATCTGCGCCACAAGCAATTACCCGGAACGGCATCACCATCGTTCCCCCGGATGACACGCAGCCGGAGTTGCAGAAATTCAGCTACCAAGACGGCTATCTCTACTACGACTACGTTGGGACGGATGACAACCCGCACACGCTGGTCTTTGACGAGATTGGAGGCTGGATTTACGACGCCTACTCCGTTCCGGCTACCATCCATGCCGCGAATGAAGGCGAGAGCGTACAGGGCATCCTGGTGGGCTGCAATGACGGTTCTGTGAGGATGCTCGAAAGCGGGGGTACGGAGACGGTCACGGGAACGGTCCTCGCAGCAGCGTTTGGCGGAGTGGGCTGGCAGGGCATGTTTCAACTGACTGTGGAGTACGAGTCGGAAGCGGCGGTGACTCTGAGCTTTGTCGTGGCCGATGAAGGCAACGGCAGCTATGCGCCTTCATCTGTCACGTTGCCATCGACTTCCGGTTCGCCGACGAAGTACACGTTCAAGGTAAGCCCAAACAAATACAAGTTGCTCCAGATGCAGTTCCAATCGACTGACCCTGACCTCGCGGTGTATCTCGACGGCTGTATCGCTCAGGTGCGCGATTGGGGATCGAGTGGTCCGTATAGGTCAGTGAATCCATTCACGCCTTCAGGTGGCGAAGGCGGGCAACCGTGAGCGTCAATCCCATCCAGTTTCGTTTGCCGCCGAATCTCGGGAACAAACTGGAGCCAGAGGTCGCGCAGACAATCATCGATCACGATGATGCGATCAACGATCTTCAGCAAGCCATCATATCCCTGAAGTCGCAAATCACAGGTACGAAGTCCACGTCGGGAACCTCGACTTCGGTAACGGAGCAGGTATCAACAGAGCAGATCACGCAGTTCATCAACTACGTCGGCAACGTCAACAATCAGACCGGCGTCACTTCGTACCAGACAGAGCAATCGGATTCAGGCTCACTCATCGTGCTTGATGATTCCTCGGCCATCGCTGTGACCCTGGCGGTGCTGGCATCCGCGCCGGGAATTCAGTTGCCGTGGTGGGCTGCGTTTCTGAATCTCGGGGCAGGCACGGCGACACTGACTCCGGCGTCGGGCACGATCAGCTACGCGGGGAACGTGGGAGCAGGGTCGCTTCCAATCACAACAGGCAACTTCGCTTTCGTGTGGTTTGACGGAACGAACTTCTGGGGGATTGCGAGTGCTCCGGCAGCGGTGAACTTCGTAGTCAATGAGCAAGTCTCTGGTGGGCCGACTACATGGACTCTCGCTCACACGCCCATCAGCGGCTCGGTGAATCTTTTTTCTGGAAGCGCGGCGATATGGCCCGGTGTGAGTTTGGATTACACTATCTCGGGCGCAACGATCACGACAAACTACTCGATCACGGCAGGGACTTTATGGGCAAATTATCGGCATTGATTCTTTTCGCGTGTTGCGCTCTGGCCGAGGCACAGAGCGTGACGCCTCCGAAAAACGGTGGCACTGGGCAAGACTCTACGGGATGGACAGGATGCCCGACTGTAACAGCGGGCGTGTGGAGCTATTCGGGATGTCCCGTAACGAAAGCCCTTGTCAGTCATCAGTTCCTAAACAGCTATACATCCTCAACCGGTGCGTTCACCGCAGCGCAGCCCGCGTTCACCGACATCAGCGGCAACCTTGGCACGGCGCAGGGTCCAAGTTCGCTTAGCGGATTACTCAAGGATTCCAGCGGCACGCTCTCGGCAGCGGTCTCCGGCACAGACTATCAGCCAGCCCTCGGCTTGCTTGCAGGCACCTATGTCAACGGCGATCTTTGTACCTACGCTTCCTCGGGTACGCTGCTGAATTGCAACACGACGGCCAGCGGCACGATCAACAATGCGGCGCAGTATGACGTGCCCCATTACTCAGCCTCGGGGACCACAAACACCTTGAGCGGCGTACCTATCGCTGGCATCCAGTTTGATTCGACCAGCGCGGCACCGACTGCGGCGACCGGAAACAACATCTCTGCGCCTTTACTTTGTCAATACTCGGGCAGTTCGCACACGGCGCAATCCTGCACGACGACGCCTACATTCACGCCGACCGCATACCAAAGTTGCATCTTGTACAAGACCTCCGCCGGGCAGACGGGCACATCGCTGACCATTAATGTGAACTCTTTAGGGGCGGTGAATGTCGCTGATCCTTCAGGGAGTACAAGTCTGGCCGCCCACTTGGTTCCGGCAAATTCCCCGCTGCTGATGTGCTACAACGGGACCGTTTGGCTGGACTATAGCGCCGCCTCTCTCTCTCAAGATAATGGGGGCACCGCGCTTGCCGGGACAAACTGGAACTTCAACGGCGCAACGTCACTGTCCTTGCCGGAAACGGTAAGCACGCCAACCACTGATAGCCAGATTGCATGGGATTTGACGAACTACAACCTCGCAATTTCTCAGCAGAGCGCGAGCTATGCCGTGGTGTCTTTCCCTTACGTCAATATGCCGTTTACTGGTTTAGACTGCCTTGAGTTCGCCACCTATATCAGCAATAGCACCCCCACGGTCGCAGATTCCGGTTCTCCTTGCGGAAACGTCACCAATACCAACTCCCCGTCGAGCAACACTCCTGCGTGGTTTGCGAACAGCAGCAGCATCGAATCTGCGCCGACGATCTGTACATCCTCGGCAAGCCCCGCCGCCTGCGGCACGACAGTTGGAAACAGCAAAGCGGTCGGATTCGTCGTCATCGCAGCAGGCGCGACATCTGTTCTCGTCAAAACTAAGCTCATCACGGCAAACAGCCACATTCAGGTGCAGGAGGATCAGAGTTTGGGAACCGCATTATCTGTGACCTGCGACACGACCTCGCCGCTTACGATTGGCCCTCCGGTCATCAGCGGACGAACATTGAGCGGAACAAACGAGGGATTCACAATTTCGACGGTGACGGCATCGGTCACGAATCCGGTGTGCCTGAGCTTTTTGATTGCAAACCAGTGAGGAAAGTCATCGCGTGCAGGAAGAAGTGAGCTTACATGTCCACCATAGCGTACTTGCAGCTTGATTCCAGCTACGACCCGGTGTTCGCCGACGGCACGGCGCTGACGGACGCGCTGGCCGTGGCCCAGGCCGTGCTTACGCGGCTGAAATTGTTCACTGGCGAGTGGTGGGAGAATCTTAACCTGGGACTGCCTGCCTTCCAGCGCATACTCGGCCAGTTGGGCAGCCAGCGCGGCCTGGCCGCCATGCAGCTGGCCATACAGCAGGTGATAACCGGCACGCCGTACGTAACCGGCGTAAACGGCGTGCAGCTGGCGTTCACCGGCGGACGGCTGACGTACACCGCCACGGTGCAAACGGCGTTCGGAGCCGTGACG